GAAGACCCCAGATGATTACTCAGCTTGGGGTAATGTGGCTGCTACAATTGATTACAACCAAGTCATTCCATACTTGATTAGTTCCATCCAGGAACTCAAGGCTAGAATAGTTGAACTTGAGAATAATTAAATTAGATTAGAATTTAGAAAAAATATAAACAATATCTTTTTTGAAATGTGTTAAACATTTGAAAAAAAATAAAATCATATAATAGTATAAATATGTCTGCGGGTACAGCCCAGATTGTTGCCGTAGGTGCCCAGGATGTCCATTTGGTTGGAAACCCTGAGGTCTCATTTTTTAAGTCATCCTACAAGCGTCACACAAACTTCGCGCACAGTGTTGAGAAACAGGTTATTCAAGGTAATGTGAAAAATTCAGGGATGTCATCTATTCGTTTTGAACGGAAAGGGGATATGTTGAGTTATGTGTACCTTGCTCCAGTTAACGGAGATGGAACAACTGCCAACGCCGTTATGGATTGGTCTACAGTAATTGATCAGGTCGAATTACTAGTGGGTGGTCAAGTTATTGATACCCAAGATGCTTACTTTACAGAACGCATTGCCCCAGATGTTTTGGCTTCCAGTCACTCTAAGGCGAAGGGAATTCATTTCGGTCGTGGTAAATCAAGTTCTTTCTACCCCTTGCGATTCTTCCACTGTGAGAACTACCATGCGTGCATTCCATTGGTTGCCCTTCAATACCACGACGTTGAGATGCGAATTAAGTGGGGTGCGAGTGCCGAAGACCACCGCTGGGAAGCTTTTGCCAACTACATCTATTTGGACAACGATGAACGCAATATGGTTGCTTCTAAACCACATGACATCTTGTGCTTCCAAGTTCAACGCATCCTTGGTTCAGGATCCAAGATCCAAGAGCTTGTGTTTAACCACCCAGTGAAGCTCATTGCTTCTTGCCCAAATGTTTCCGGTTCAGATGGTTCAGTGAATGTTTTGACAGCTGGAAACAAGGTGAAATTGCAAGTGAACGGTGTTGATATTTCTGATTTCAAATTCGCCCATCCAAATTATTCCACAGTTCCATCATTCTATCACATCCAGGATAAACTTTCAGGGGATAGTGAATTATTCCTTTACACATTCTGCTTGGATACAGCTAAAACCCAACCAACCGGTTCATTAAACTTCTCCCGACTTGATTCTGCTCGTTTCCTATCATCTGATTCAACTTTCAATGAAAAAATTTACGCGATCAACTACAACATATTACACATTGAAAAGGGTATGGGAGGTCTCATGTATGCCAACTAAATAATAAAAATGTTAAAAATACTACAATTTTACCATGCTTCAGAACAATTATGGTAAAAATGTTTTTATATAATAAATGTGGAAATACGTGATCCTTTTAGGAATTATTTTTGTTCTGACTTATGATCCCAATTCTAAAAGAATTGAAAACTTCGTTGAGAAACCAGTAGCTCCACCAAAAGATAAATATCAACATTATCAACAAGTGCAATTTGCATCTCCTCAGCCAGCGGAAGACATGGGATATAAAGGTAAATTAGGTGCGATAGTTGCTTAAAAAACTAATGATAATAAAAAGTATAATGTTTACACGAGAGAATATTACACTTGTTGTCATTGCCATTTGTGTGATTTCAACTATTTATCTATTTAAGGAGATGCGAGACCTTAAAAATGCTCCACCCCAAGTAATGCGAGTTCCTTACCCAGTTCAAGTTCCACGAGAGCGAATGGAGGCACCACCATCCTCTCAAACACGACAACTTGAAGTCAGTGAAGAAGAAATTGATGATGATGAAGAAAACTTTGAAGAATAAAAAATGTGGTTATTATAACTTGCGACATCGCAATGAAGAAATATAAGTCTATAGCTATTCCTGTATCGTTTTCAGGTGATAAACCAAGATTTCTTACAGTTAGGGACCGCCGTTTCAAAGAGTGGATATTTGTCACAGGCGGGTGTCGAAAAAGAGAGATCCCTAATCCCCTAAGATGTGCCCTTAGGGAATTAGAAGAAGAAACTAGGGGAATTGTTTCATTAAAAAACGGTGAATATACGGAGTATAAGTTTTCAGTAAAAGATGGAGGAGATGAACTTATATATAATGTTTTCGTATTCTTTGTTCCATACAAAAGAAATGAACAAATAGAAATTATATCAAAATTTAATAACGAAAAAATAAAAACAAATCAAAAGAAAATAGCTAGATTACCAATTAAAAAAACATTTGATGAAAATGATTATTTGAGTTGGGACACCCTAGAAGAATTTAATAACAGAAAGAGATGGGATCTCATTATTGATAATATTATAAAAAACCCCAAATTTTATTCATGTGTTTCTTCTCATTCAAGAAAAACATTTGGTATAAAGTAAGAATGTCATCACATTCAAAAAGTTTTATTTTGAATCAAATTAAAGATATACTTTTGAATAAACATGATTTTACAGAAGAAGCAGCACAATCATATATTGAAGCAAACAAAGATAAAAAAGCTTATGAACTTTTGGTATTAAAAAGAGACCTTAAGAAGGCACCAGAGGAAGAGGAAGAGCTTGAAGATATTTCAATTTCAACGAGATTAAAAAATTAAATCTATATTTTTATAAGTATCCATGTTCAGAAACTGGTGTTATAAAAATAAATTCAACAATGCCAGCTCTCTATCACATGTATTAATGGACAAAGGTGTCCTATCAATCCCATTTGATAGATTGGATGATTTCTATACAAAGTGTGTAGAATGTATAAATAGTGGTGAGAAGATCTATGTCGTAGAACAGAAAACGCCATTTTATAACTTTTTCGTTGATGTTGATTTCAAAGATGAAGAAGCTTTAGGTTTGGAACAAATCAAAAATATTTCAAAGATTATTTGTGATAAAGTAAAGTCCCTCGGTGGAAAAGATTGTATTATTTCTGTTGCAGAACCAAAGAAAGTTCAAAATAATTTAATCAAGACGGGTATTCATCTTAATTGGTTTGGTTTTGTTGTGGATCAAGAAGGAGCTCTATCCCTCAGAGAACATATTGTTTCAACTCTCAAGACTGCATATGGGGGTCAGGATTGGAATGACATTATAGATGTCGCTGTCTATGGAAACCTTGAAAAACAAACAGCAGGAGCTGGTTTTAGAATGCCTTGGTCTCACAAGATGGGTAAGCATGATGTTTGTGGAGGCACGGGGTGTGAAGGGTGTGATAATGGGAAGGTTACACAATCTCCTTATCTCCCAGTTTACAAATATATCCATGGTCCCTTGAGCATGATTCAAGAAGTATCACAAGAACCCACGGTTGAAATGCTTAAACTTACAACAGTGAGGACAGATTGTGAAGCACCGGCCAGAATTAAACCACTTTCCAAAGCTAAATCCAACCTTATCAAAGAGGGTGGATTTACAAAACATCAAACAAAAAATGAGGTCATTGACAGTGAAATTCAAGCATATCTTGAGACTTTCATTCGTAAAAACATGGAGGGACAGCAGAATGCTAGAATTACAAAGATGTTCAAACATAAAAAATGTTATTTGATTTCTACAACCTCCCATTATTGTGAAAACCTTGGTAGAGAACATAATTCTAACCACATTTGGTTCTTTTTATCAAACAATTTAATTACACAAAAATGTTTTTGTGACTGTGAAACAAGCAGAGGCAGAAGATCAGGTTTCTGTAAAGATTTTTCAGGAAGAAGGCATGTCATCCCGGATAAATTGATTGAAAAGCTATATACTAAAGAAGACAATATTCCTGAAAAGAAAGAAGTGAAAACACAAGTTATTAAAAAAAATGACCTTAATGACCTATTAAGTCAATATATAAACAAAAATATGTATGGACAGAAAGATGTTGAGGTCATAGGTGTTCTTAAAAAGGGAAAAAATTATACCGTAGAAACAACTTCAATGTTTTGTGAAAAAGCAAATGAGGAACACGACTTTTGTATTCCTTTCAACATTGAAAAAGATGTAATAAGGTGTGCTTGTCCATGCAAGTCAAAGAAATTTGCTCCCAGAGGACATTTCCTTTACTCTAAAATTGTAGATAAGCTTAATCCAGCAAAGAAAAAATAGCCATTTATTGTAATGATTAGTGTAGTTCTTATTGCATTTGTCGTATATTTCGCCATTAAAATGATAAAAAGAGATGTAGATGACTTTTCACATATAAAAGAAATCCAGAAGAAGATACATAAATATTCAGGAGTTAATCCAGAGTATTATGAACAATATCTTGCAAATTTCAACTTAGCCAAACATACAATAAAAGATGTGAATCAATCAAAAGTATTTTTCCATCAGGCTATACAATACCTTGAGGAACTTTCTCTTTTCGGTGTCGCAGGGGATTTAGATATTCACGATGAAATGACATATTTAATACAAGAATTAGGATATAACTTTGAAAAGATGTTATTAAACTCTGCAATTAATAGTGGAGTCCGTTTTATTCCAGTGTATTTAAATGAGAAAATAACGGCTTAAAAACATCTTTAATTAACTATATAATGAGCCCTTCAACTGTTAAAACACGCTCTGGACGCATTTCTAAACCAATTGAACGATTAGATCCAGAAGAAGACATTATAGATGATTTTACAGATGAAGAAGATTTTGATTCCGAAGATGAATTCGATGATAATTCTGACGAAGAAGCCGAAGATGAAGATGCAGATGAAGATGAAGATGAAGAAGGTAATTTGAAGGATTTTGTAGTATATTCAGATGATGAAGAAGACGATGATTATGAAGAATGCACAGAAGACGAAGAAGATGATTATGAAACCGAAGAAGAGGAAGAATACGAGTCAGAAGAAGAAACTGACGATGAGTGCGACGAGGAAGCTTAAAAAGATAAAGTGATTATTATTAAATGGAGACTGAGATAGGTGTTCCAATTGATTATGATGCAGACAAGGATTTTAATACTAAAGTATTGTCTAGGGGTGATAAACAAGAACCATTTACAACATCAATTTCACAATTAATTGACAATGAGAGAGAATATGTTCCACCAAACCCTTTACCTGAAAGATTACATGATGAGAGAGGACCAATTCCACAAAACCCACGATATGAGGAACCATCACAACCACATTATTACGAAGAACCGATGTATTATCAGCAACCAATGCAACAACATCAACCAATAATATATCAGAATAACGACGCATTTTCGTCTTTTGACAAGACTGTTTATTTAGCTTTATTTATTGCCCTTGTTTTAGGATTCTTCATCGGGAGAAATAGCTCTCAACCCTTGATTATCAGGCCAGGATGATCTACCAGTGAAGTCACCGATTGGGCCAGTTTCTGGTTCAGAAAAGTAAGCCCTACCTATAACCAAGGGATCAGTTACTAAATCTTTACCCACATCTTGTGCAGTTACTCCTCTGTCAGACCGTTTTGTATAAACTCTGTATGTCATAAGAGCAATTCCACCAACTATAAGCAATGTGATAATATTTAACAACACACTTAATTTAATTAAGAAGGCGGCACATACCAATATTATTATAAGTAATGTTTCAAAATTGTCCATTATTTATAATAACTAGTTATTTTTTTTGATTTTTTTTAATACTTACCTCGTGTTGTTCTGATGCTTATTCCTTTGGTTCTTCAGATACAGTTTCATCCGCCTTGGGTTCTTCTTCGGTAGTCTTTTCTGCTTCCTTAGCAGCTTGTTCTTCCTTCCATTTTTTGTCCGCTTCTTCGCGTTGCTTCTTACGCTCTTCAATTTCAGCTGAAACAATCGCATCGGCTTCCTTAACCAATTCCTCCATTGGGGCATCTGGCTTTTCCTTTTGAAGGCGTTCCAAAACTTCAGCTGGGTGACTGACTGGAGCCTCGTCTGGCTTGTTATAGTATTTACTGTGCTCATCACCTGGCTTGAGGAATGGCATATTTTCACTTTGCTTAGTCGCCATCATATCAGCCTTACGCTCCTCAAAGTGACGGGCAGCCGCAAGTTGATTCTTCTTGTATCCATCCATGATCTCTTGAAGCTTGTCGTTTGTATATGACACATCTTCTATAGCCACGGGATCTGGTGGAATGAGCAACCATTGATACATGTCACATACATAGATGTCAAATGTGTTGTCTTCTTCCTGGAGCTTCTTAGCATGCTTCGCGGCTTCTTCTTGGGTTCCAAAACATCCACGAATCTTAATTCCAAACTTATCATGGCGCTGTGGAGCTTCTGGGCCAATGCAAGAAATACACGCCCACTGTTGACCTGGGACAGTAGTTGAATCACGAGTAAGAGAAGTCATTATATTCTATTATGAAAGAAAATCTTTAAGTCAAAAATAAACTTGATAATGCTTTATAGTATGAACACTTTTAGTCATGGGGTCATTTATCCATAACTTTTTAGAACCTTCTAGAAGCTTTTCCACCCTATTTTCATCGTAAAATCTTTCGTATTTGGGATTTATAAAAAATACTTTGTGTATATGTGGAGTTTTATAAGGAAATGTATTTGAACATAAAACATATGGGGTATGGGGACTATCAAAAATTTTTGTTTTTATATACTCTTCTGTATCACCAAATAATTCTTTTACTATACTTTTATGGATGTTATATCTTTCGTAGTCATCCAACTCTCTTTTTAGCATACTTGTGTTATATTTATTTTATTTTTTTTCAGTATCTACAACAGAAATGAAAGTTGAACAAGAAGAAAAAGATAAATCAGGTAGTTTGAGAAAAAAAGTTGAAGAACCAGAAAACAAAAATTGTATAGAATGTGATAAAGAATTAGAAAGAGGAGAATTGTCATATAAATATTTTTGTAGAAAATGTTACCCAGCTTACGCGACTTGTCATATCAGAAGGAGAGAAGGTATTACATGCATGAAATGTGATAAACGGGGAGTTGATGGATTTATATGGAATACTTGTCAACACATTTGTTGTGTTCAATGTTACAAAGATACACCTCATCAAAGAACATTTGAAGTTATAAGAGCTAAAAACCCAAATACTAGGTGTGCAATGTGTGCTAAAAATGATGTAAGAAATTGTGAGTATATAAAAAATGGGAGAAGACTATTCTAATGTTTTCAGACCAAAACCAGATTGTGCATTTGGCAATCTAGTTCTTTCAATGCTTTCCCATTTTATTTCCGCAGAAAACCCAAAATTTCATAAAGATGTTTTCCTCTACGGGAGAGACAAATTTATTCAACCAATTCAAACAGTTGACATAGATGAAGTTCCAGTTGGAAATGCAACAATTAACTCAGAAGACATGAAAATACTCCACCTAAAATATTTAAATACAACTGAAGTCATGAATATTATGATAAGACCAACTGAATATTTGAAAGAACACATTGACAAATATTACGAACAAGTAAAAGATTGTGTCGCAGGCTTCCATTGTAGAAGAGGACTTTCATGCGAAGATTCAGCTCAGTTTGGATACTTTCCTTTTGCAGACATAAAAGCTGTAGATGCCATGATACATGAAGCGCTTCGTTTGGATGCTCCAGTTTATTTTTTGAGTGATTCTGTTTCCACAAAAGAATATATAAAATCAAGAGTTCCCAAAGCGGTGTGTCTTGATTTTAAAATTGGTTTTACGGCAGATGAACATTCGCAATTTTGTGAAGTTGAAGACGAATCATTGGATGCTAAATTGAATAGTTTTGTTGAATGGTTTTTGTTGTCTAAAATGCCAAGAGTTTATATGACAAATGGTGGAATAAACAAAAGAAATGTAGTTCAGTTTGTTGAAGAAGGTTTAACTTCTACATATGGTTATTCCTCAGCACTTTACGGGGGTAAAATTCCTTATTATGTTTTTAATGATGGTTATATATTTAAACCAGTTGCCGAAGATACTATTGAAAGACATGGTTTGAGATATAACTGGTCTGACATATTAACAAGAAAATTTATTTCATATTCTCTATGGGGAGATAATAAAGTATATACTTATGGAATGATTGAAAATGTAATTCTTGCAAGAAAATATTTTCCAATGTGGATTGTTAGAATTCATTATAATGAAACAGTTCCCGAAGAAATAATAAAATGGTTGGCAGAACAACCAAATGTATATTTAGTGAAACATAGAGGAGCAGAAAAAAGAGCCGCTAATACTCTTTGGAGATATAATGATTTATTCATTGGAATAGATGACGACCATGGTTCAACAGTTATATTTAGAGATTGTGATTCAAGATTGTCAGAAAGAGAAAAAATATTAGTTGATGAATGGCTTAAATCAAACAAAGATTGTCATATCATTAGGGATCACCCTGGTCATACATGCCCTATTTTAGCAGGAACTTTTGGTTCTAGAAATAAATTATTAAAGTATTTACCAAATAATTTGAATCAACAAGATATTAATAAACCTCCATGTGAATTTGTTGAGGGCAAACATGTTTTCATTAATTACTTAACAAACATAACACCTGAAACAGATACTTATATTGTGGATCAACGCTTCCTTGCTTTTCTGTATCCATTGATTGTTTGCAGAGCATTCGTTCATTGTAGTGACAATAAATATGAACCATTTGCAAAAGATATAGAAAAGGTTGAAACAGGATTTGTTGGAGAAGTTATATATACTGCTCCCAATGCTGCAAAAATATTTGGTGAGGATGAAAATACAGAATTTGTAAGAGAATACCAAACTCAAGCTTTATAAATCTTGAGAATTTCTTCAACTGCGGGGTGTCTGACAATGTCTTCACTGTGCATTTTAATTCTTTCAATGTATTCAAATTCACCCTCGAAAGTTTTCATTCTTTCAGCTAAGTCCCACAAACCATTGGGCTTACCTGTAAGATCACTTTGTTCCAAATCACCAGAAATAACCATTTTTGAGTTTTCACCCAAACGGGTCATAACCATCTTAATTTGGTTAATTGTACTGTTTTGCATCTCATCGGCAATAATAAAAGTGTCGTTAAATGTTCTACCTCTCATGTAGCCCAAGGGAGCAATTTCAATGTATCTTTCCATCTTTGACAATGAAAAACTTTTTTCAAAAACATCATACATTGGTCTGACCCAAGGTTCCATTTTTTTGTCAATATCACCAGGCAAGTAGCCCATATCTTCATCGGCAGCTACAATTGGTCGTGTCAATATAATTCTTTGACACTTTCTTTGTTCCAACAAATCAATAGCCATCTCACA